TGACTTCAATTTCAGCTACACCAAGGTAAACCGTCTGAAAGCATTTTCCGACCCGGTCAATCTGGGCAACTGATAGGAGGTATTCTTTATGAGCGCACTTTCCGCATTTCTGCATCCCGCTGTTCCTACGGAAGAAAAGGAGCTTGTCATTTCCAAGCGCTTTCTCGGCGCAGATGGCAAACCTGTTCCGTTTAAGATCCGCGCCCTGACCCAGGAAGAAAATTCTTCCCTGCTCAAGGCATCCACCCGCAAGAAAAAGGTAGGCCAGCAGTGGCAGGACGAGATGGATGCCAACGAATATTCCAGCCGCATGATCGTGGCAGCAACGGTATTCCCCGACTTTCACAGCGCTGAGCTGTGCGAAAACTATAACACCAAAGATCCTGTCCAGGTCCCCGGCAAGATGCTGCTGTCCGGTGAGTTCCTCAAACTCATCACCGCCATCAACGAACTGTCCGGCTTGGATGAAGGCCCGGACGAAGAAGCAAAAAACTGATCGCCGGGGACCTCTGGGATATTGATGTTCTGACAGCTTACTACTGTTTTGACAATCTCGGCTGGTCCCCCGGTCAATACGATTCCCTGCCGGAGCGTGAAAAGGCTCTGGTCCGGGCATTTGCTTTGCGTACAATGGAAAAGCGCTTAAAAGAATCCCGACAGATGAAGGAGGCTGGACACAGTGGCTGATATCCATTCAAGGTTCATTCTGGACGATCAGGCTTCCAATCCGCTGGCCGGGTATATCACAGTCGCGAAGAATGCGGCTTCTGCCACCACCGCTGCACAGCGCCAGCTGAAAAGCTATGAATCCGCACTGCGGAGCACAGAGCTTGCTTCTGCTAAGGCAACTGCGGCCTTTGAAGCCAGTGCTCAGCAGCTGGATGCCATGCGCGCTGCCGGTGAAGCGGGCACCGCTGCGTACAAACAGCTTGAGACCCAGAACGAACGCCTGCGTTTGAAGGTGGAAGCGCTGGGTACACAAACCGGCATCCTTACCGGAAAAGCCCGTGAAACGCAGGCTGCGGTGGAAAAAGAAGCCGCCGCTATCCGAGAACAGGCCGATGCCGCTGAAAAAGCATCCAAAAGCACCAAAGAACTTTCGGACAATCAGAAAGCGGCCACGTCTTCCGCTGATGCTCTGACAAGCGCTGTGAAACGGCTTGCTGCTTCTTACCTCAGTATTCAGGGGCTGAAAAGAGCCGTAGACCTTTCAGACAGCTTGGTTTCTACCCGCGCCCGGCTTGACCGTATGAACGATGGCCTGCAGACCACGCAGCAGTTGGAAACGATGATCTACCAGTCCGCGCAGCGTTCCCGCGGCAATTTTATGGACACCATGGGGCTGGTTTCACAGTTGGGTACTATGGCGGGCAGCGCATTTGACAACACGAAGGAGATCGTGCAGTTTGCAGAACAGCTGAACAAACAGCTTGCGCTCTCTGGCGCATCCGGGCAAGCTGCGCAGGCTGCAATTCTTCAGATGGAACAGGGCCTTGCGTCCGGCGTGCTGCGCGGCGATGAACTGAACAGCGTCATGGAACAGGCACCGGCCATTGCAAGATCCATTGCGGACTATCTGCAGGTGGATATGGGCAAGCTGCGCGAAATGGGTGCACAGGGGCAGATCACCGCCGCCATTGTAAAAAACGCCATGTTTGCAGCCGCAGCAGAGACCAACGCTGAATTTGCCAAAACCCCCATGACTTGGGCGCAGGTTTGGACGGTGGCTTCCAACGCTGCCATCCGCGCCCTTGACCCGCTGCTTGCGGCCATCAACTGGGTAGCGAACAACATCCAGACGGTCGTCCCTATTGTGATTTCTCTGGGAACCGCCTTTGGTGTGCTGCTGATTGCCGCCAACTGGACGAACATTCTGGCATTTGCTTCTGAGAAAGCCGCTGCCGCACAGGCATTTCTCAATGCCGTCATGGCCGCAAACCCGGCCGCACTGGCCGCTGCCGCCGTTCTGGTGCTGGTAGCTGCCCTGTATTCAGGTGTTGCTGTGATGAACCACTTTGCAGGCACAAGCGTTTCCGCTACAGGTATCATTACGGGCGCATTTGCTGTGATGGGTGCATTCGTGTTCAACAGTGTTCTGGTTCCCCTGCAGAATGGATTTGCCATGTTTGCAAACTTTGTGGGCAATGTGTTCACGAACCCGGTCGCAGCTGTGAAAGTTCTGTTCTATGATATGGCAATCACCGTTTTGCAGTATATGCAGAATATTGCGTCCGCTGTTGAGGGGCTTATCAACATGATCCCCGGCGTGACGGTCGATCTGACCAGCGGCCTGGGCGGCTGGATCACCGATCTTGCCAAAAAACGGAGCGATGAGATCCAGAACAGCGGCTATACCGAGTATGTGAAGCCGTGGGAGAACATGGATCTCGGCAGCGCCTACACCAGAGGATATGATTGGGGTTCCAACCTCAGCCTTGGCAACCTGTTCGGGCCGGGCGGTCTTGGCGATCTGGGCGTTCCTCAGGCAGCAGATGTCAATTCCCTGCTGAATAATGTTGGCGCAATTAAGAACAACACCGGTAAGATCGCAAAAACGGTTGATCTTTCAGATGAGCAGCTCAAGATGATGGTTGATATTGCGGAACGTAAATTCGTGAACAACATCAACCTCACCTCGCAGGCCCCGGTCATTACTGTTCAAGGCCAGAACACCGGAAACACTGAAGCCGACCGCCAGAGCCTTGCCGATCTTCTGGGCGACCTCATTATGGAGCGCGTGCAGAGTGGCAGTGTCGTTGCGGTCAATTAAGGAGAATGTATGCCGAGCCTTTACCGCATTTATTTTTCACGGGACAGCACCGTGCTGTCCCTGCCCATCAACCCGGAAAAGCTTCCGGAGACCAAAGAATCCGACAATGGCGAGTATAATGTGCTTGGCCTTGGCCCTGTCATGCAGCCGCGCACGCCAAAGCTGCGTAAGGTAACGATCTCCGGTCTGTTTCCCGGACGCAGGCTCCCATGGATGAGCGCGGCCGTGTTTTTACCGCCATCGGTGTACATTACGTTTTTCAAGAGCGCAATGGATCAGAAAAGGCCCATCGTCTATACGCCGGTGCGCTATTATGAGAACGGCACCCCGTTTCTGGGTGGCGGCATGGGTTTTGAGTGCCTTGTTACCAGTTTCAAGACCGAGGAGCGCGGCGGCGAGACCGGCGACTTTTACTTTGACCTGACCATTACTGAATACAAGGACTTTTCACCGCAGAAGGCTGTTCTGCAGGGCAGCAGCGGAAACTTCTCGCCTGCAGCCACTACGGCATCCTCTGCGCTGAACACTGTCACGCGGGCGCTTTCTGCCGCTGCTGTCGCAACGTCTACTGTCAGTGCTGTAAAAGTGATCCTTACTCCAGCACGCAGCATCCAAAGCAGCAAACTCTATGTGGGTGCCCAGCGTAAGGCAAACGGGAAATATTACAGCACCAGCACTGCACCAACACCTGCCGGCACGCTCAGCGGCCAGCAGGTGCAGGTACGGCGCATCGTATCCCGCACAAACCCGCATCCGTATTGCGTGCAGGATCTTTCCGGGGTGGTATTCGGCTGGATGTCCGCTTCTGACCTCACGGAGGTGAACCGGTGAGCTATGAACTGATCGTGGGCCGCAAAACGCCCGGAGACCTGCTAAACCTCACTAACAGCGTAACAACCGCAAGCTGGATCACCCAGCGCACCGGGAATCCCGGCAAGCTTACCTTCACCTATCTGCGCACGCCGCAATCCAAAATCGAAGAGGGCGACGTTGTACGGTTTTCCGCAGATGGAGAACTGCAGTTTTATGGATGGGTATTCAGCCGCGGGCAGGACCGTTGGGGGCCTGTGGATGTGGTCTGCTATGACCGGCTGCGCTACCTGAAAGCAAATAACAGCTACACATTTTATGCCCAGAGCGCCGCCGACATTATCAAGCAGATCTGTGAAGACCTGCAGGTAGATGTGGGCACGCTGGCCGATACCGGCTACAAACTCCCCTCCCTCGTGATGCAGGATAAAAGCTGCATCGACATCATCAATACTGCCATCCAGAAGACCTTGCTGAATACCGGCACGGTCTTTGTTTTTTACGATTCTGGAGATGGTGTTGCTCTGCGCTCTGCAGCTGATATGAAGAGCGACTACATCATCGGCGAAAAGAGCCTGATGACCAACTACAGCTACAACACGTCCATTGACTCCCAGACCTACAACAGCATCAAGCTGGTGCGTCCGAACAAGGAGACCGGCAAGTCCGATGTTTTTATCCGAAAGGATTCGGACACCATTGCCCGCTGGGGCTTGCTGCAGCTCTATCAAAAGGTGGACGAAGCGGCCACAGACGCACAGGTCAAGGAGCAGGCAAAGGTCAGTCTGGAGTATTACAATCGCGTTCTGCAGCAACTCAAATTCACCTCGCTGGGTGTCAATAGCCTGCGGGCGGGACAGCTTCTTCTGGTCAATATCAATGATCTTGACGGCGACCCGTTCCGCAAGTATGTCATGCTGGAAAAGGTCTCTCATACGTGGGAAAACGATCTGCACACCATGGAACTGGAAGCAAAAGCTCTGTAAGGGAGGGAAATCTTTTGGACATCGTGGAAGCACTTTTGCAGCTGAACCGGGTTGCCGGAGACGTTGACCAGCCCACCGATCTGCAGATCGGCACCGTGGTAAAGGCCCCGCCCGATGATGATGTGCTGGAAATCTCCATCAACACGGAAATGGCTACACTGCGGCAGGATATTCTCTACCTTGCAGAGCCGGTCATTGAAAAGAAGATCCCGCTGCTGAAACACCGGCACGCCATGCCCCATATACACGCTGGTGTTCACGGCAGCACAGGCGGCCCATCGGAGCCTTACACTGGTTATTCCCTGCTCTCAGGGGGCGTAGACAGCTCTGTACAGAGCGAGGACATCAAAGGCTGGGAGAATGGAAAAGTCCTTTCACTGAGCAAGGAT